GCGAGTATTGGTACAAGTGTGCCTTTACTTTCTCTGAGGATCAATTGGACGCTGCGACCGAAAGTTTTCTTTCGTGCGAAGCTGATATGAAAAAGTCAAAAGACTCCATATCTTGGGATTTTGTTAATGAGTGTCGTAAGTCTTTCGAGACTTACTACAAGACGCTTGTGACGCCCCGTATTGAGGATGTCCTCAATCGATATAGACCAAGATTTGGCCCGGGTAGCGTGCATCATCAAAAGGAGAATTTCTCCAAGATGCCCGCAGCTGAGCTAAAACGATCCGTAAGTTCCCTCGTGGGAACGTGTAGGACCGATCAGAAGCCTTTTGCAGGTTTCTTCAAATCTTATCCTGGTTCTCCTGAAAAGGTGAACCCCGTGGATGAGTGGAAGCTCTCTCAAGTCATGTTTGTCCCTAAAGACTCACGTGGCCCGAGGGTTATTTCGAAGGAACCTATGTTCCTGTTGAAGATGCAGATGTCGTTCCTTGATTGGAGCACTGAAGCGCTTGAACTGGAGACAAACTTCAGAATCAACTTCGCAGACCAAAGTAAGAATCGCGAACTTGCCAAACAAGGAAGCATAGATGGTAAAACCACTACTGCTGACCTGAAAGAGGCAAGCGATCGAATTCGTTATTCGGTAGCCTTAGCTATATACGGGAATTCTCCTGTATTTAACTACTTCTTGACTAAAGTGAGATCAACCCACGCAGTCATAAAGTCGAAGAAGTCTGTGAAGACTCTTCGTCTGACTAAGCTAAGTGGAATGGGAAGCGGTTTAACGTTTCCAATTCTTGCTCTGTCAATCCATATCGCGGTTTGCACCATGATATCCAAACGTCACGCAATTCCTTACAAGGAAGTTAGTGACATGGTGTACGTTTACGGGGACGATCTAATTGTCCCTACGATGTACTATCACCACGTGAAACCAGCTCTCGAAGCTATTGGGCTTATGCTCAATGCCTCAAAGTCCTTTTCAAAGGGACCTTTTCGCGAGTCTTGCGGTGGCGATTTCCTTAACGGGAAAGAAGTATCACCCATCAGGTTGAAGCTGACGAGTTCCAAACTCCCTTCGACTTCCGAGGTTGACCATTTCCGAGTAGTGCTTAAGCACCGCAAAGAAACAGTCAACTCCTATCGGTGCGTGAGCACCCTTAGAGTAACTGACAAGTTAATCGTTCGCACGATTAATGGTAAGAAAATAATAAGTTCTTACTCTGTTGCTGAAACTATTAACGCTTTAGAGCGTTACCAGTCGGAGAAAAGAGTGAAAGTCTTGGCTACGCTACCAAAGCGCAGTTTTCGACTTAACTTGTCTTCTTCTTTGTCACTTGTTTCTCTAGAAAGACACGC